AAATGTTGTCATACCCCCCGTACTGAACGTCCCCGCCAAGAGGGTTACTGTACGCGGGGTCAATCCCCCGCGCAATAGCCTGCTGGTCTTGCACAAAGCCCGGGTTCATGTAGTTCTGGAGCGCCCCCGGCCCTGTCCATCCGAAGGCATTCTGACCCATTTGTGTAATTCCGGCCATCGTGGGGTTCTCGCCGTAATACTGAGCTTGCTGCGCGGGGGACAGAGAGTTCCATGCGTCGTGAGGATCTGTGTAATCGCCGCCGCCTTGGTCTTCTATAGGCAGCCTTACCTGCGTAGGGGTTCCCGGAGGCGTCACTCCCGGAGGCGTAATGTTAATCGCCGAGAGCCTCTCTAGCGGAGCGCGTGTACGTTGTGGGGTCCAGTGGGCCATTGTGATCTCCTAGTAAATTCGTTTAATTTAGTGCTACCCATGCGGTGTTAATCAAAGCAGTTGACTTCCACCATTTCGATAGTACCGTATCAAGATATTCCTGCCCAATCCGTGTAGGCGTAATAGCTCCTACGGGCGACACGACTCCACTGAGCGGATACGTAAAGGTATTCGTATCATTTAGCCAGCTCGCATCCACCGCTGGCGCCGCGAGATCTACATAAACTGTTGAAGCCATTTCTACACTCCTAATAATTAAGCTACGCGCACCATGACGATGGAGCCGTTACGGTAGAACTGCCCTACGGCCACTCCGGCGGCAGCAGCAGCTGCATCATCTACAGCATTTACAGTCGCAGCGATCTTAGTCACCAGCGCGGGCAGCGTAACGTAAACCGCCTCATCTGTATCATTCAGCCAGGGGGCTGCTATGATTGTTCCGGAGACGAAATTTGTTGTAGCCATAGTATCCTTTAAGAGTATTGTACTTCAGATGTTGTTACTGTGCAAAGCCAGCGTAGATTTGTCGCGGCGACCCCAGTAACAGTTACAGCAAGAGCGCCGTATGTAATGTCTGCCGTGACTGTAAAGGGAGTAGCTGCAAGACCTGTAATATTATTTGCTATAGATGTAATTGTAGCAGCTGCAACTAGCACCGTTGTTGCTGGCCCGGCGCCTCGAGTAACCACACACGTAAACTCCCATCCAGCTGCTTCATCTGCCTGAGCTACGGACCGACGGCAAAGAAGTTGCCCGCGAACAATCATTGCCTGTTTGCTATTTAAAAATAACTGATTTGTTGCAAGAGCTGCGGCGCTGTTAGACGTTAATACTGTAGCTGTTGCATCTGTGGTTGTATTGCGTAACGTTAGACTACCCCGCTGGCAGTCACCTACCAGGACAAACTGACCCGAGGCGTAGGCATATTTTCCGTAGATACCATTAGTAGACGCTCTGTAACCCCCCGAAACTGCAGAATAAGCACCATCGGCCAGATTTTCGTGGCCACCTCCTACCGTAGAATACAGCCCGCTAGAACTGTTACTCTCGCCGCCACTTACTACACTACTAGTGCCGCCCGCAGTATTGGCAATACCGCCTCCAATAGTAGAATTAGCACCGCTAGAAATGTTAACATAACCACCACACACCGTAGAGTAACTGTTAGTAGCAGAATTTTGGCGGCCCCCACTAGCCACAGAGTAACCGCCCCCGGCGTTGTTCTGAAAACCCCCGCTAGCTGTCGCATGAACACCTGGGGCACTGTTAGAATCACCACCGCTTACGGTAGAATAGTCACCACCAGCAACTTTTGAATTAACATTTCGGAATAACTGCCAATCAACTGCGTAAGCGCCCCTTTTAGTTCCACCAGCCACGGTGTTATCAGCCACCTGTGCAGTTAGTGCGCCCGCACCTTTAGGCCCGAAAGCCGCGTCAACATTAACTGCCGCGTTCGTAGCGGTAAGTGAGGCCACTGGAACCGTAGCGTTAGGTGCCGCCGTACTAAGTGCCTCCGTAAAGTGCGAAAGTCCGGCCGTCGTATAAGTACCTGTTCCATTAAAAAAGGTCAGCACATTTCCCGACAACGTAGGCACAAATCCGTGGCGAACTGTCGTTACATTATTAGTCACCACTGACGCTAGCGTAATATCCTCCTCAACTACAGCTCCCCAAGTCGGCCCGTTGCCGTGCAGCACTTGTGTCGTAGTCCCTCCCGCATAGCCGGCGTCGGCGCTTAGCGCGCCCGAGAGGTCCACGAACCACTTTAACCAGACGGGGCTAAAGAAGCCTTCCTTCGTCGTCTTATCCACAATAACAGGCAAGGCCCAGGTTGGCGGCGGCTGAAACTTACTCATAGCGTGCCTATGTCCATCTGCAACTCAATCGCTTGGATGCGCATAGGGGTCAAGCACTGGTGGCGGAAGTGATACGCCCGGCGCATAAAGGTGCCATTATTAACCAGCGTCGGCTTGCGTACGTCTAGGCTAAGCTTGCGAAAGTTCGTCCACCGACCCGCTTGGTAGTCCCAGTCGTTTGAGCGCACTTGTAACACGCTCCCCGGCGTCTGGTCCCCGATGAACTCCATCATTGTAAGCTGCTTGCGCCTACGCACTCCTCCGTCAAAGTTCGGCGTGTAAATATCTACCGTGATGAGATCTCCATCATCGGTAAAGTACGACGAGTCCATCCGATAAAGCTTACCATTCGTCTTATGCTGCAAGATGGTCTCTACAGCTAAGTAAGTGGCGCCAACGATCGGCCAGTAATTCCCGTCCGTATCGGTCCACTGCGCCCAGGTCTTATCCGTCAGATCATACACGAGGGTGAGGTTCTCAGCTGTCTGCGTAAGCCCGTAGAATGCGTGACCCTCAAACTTAAACGCAAATGATGACAAGTCTAGTGTATCTACATTATCTAGCAAGCGTTCGATGGCCTTAGTCGATACAATTTGCAACTTCAAGCTATCCAGCACTACCACCTGGGCGGCGGCAGAGCGGTTCGTCGCAACCCAGATCAGGGCGCCATCTAGCTCCTGTACCGTGTCTCCGTTGACGCAGCCGTAATTAATCTTAGCTCCCTGAACCGGGTTTAGGGGCGACCCCGTGGCATTCAACGCATCATAGAACACCTCCGTAGACCATTGCTTCAGAGCGATAACGTAGACGAGTTGTTTAGCCAAGAACACCCCGGCGTCGGCTTCGATCTGCGCAGTCAGTCGATTAAGCACATCGGTCCAGAGCGCAGGATCATTAAGCGTCGTGCAGCCGCGGATACTGGCATCATTATCCATCACATAAGTCGTACCGTCTAAATACACAATGCCCTTGGCACAGACGAGAGGAAAGTTATTCTCCGTAGTCGCCGTGCCGGTACCTGCGCCTGCACCGGTTGCGGTAAAAACCGTTCCTATGACGTTTGCGGCAGCTCCAATAAGCGTGAAATCTGTCGTGCCTACGACTAGAATTGTGTACTCAAGACCTACGACGAAGCTCCCGGCTGTCACGGTCGTCAACGGGTCAATCTTTACGATTCCAATAAACGGGTCATAGTTATATGTGGCGACTCCATTCCCGAACTGCAAGCGGAGCGTATCGCCAAGGGACTGGGAGAACTTATAAATTCCCCCTGTAGTATCTAACACCCCTACCAGCGCCACACCATCTTCATACATCGTAGCGCCGAAGATAGAATAGATATGCCCGAGCCAGTTATACACACCTAGCCCTGCACCGACCTTCGTTGCGCCGTACTGCAATAGCCCCGGCCGCTTGTAAACCCAAAGCTCGCCCGTCGTTACGCTTTTCTCCACGTAAGCGTTAAGCAGCTTCGCGTCTTTCTCTGTAGAATCATCCCGATTCTCGGGTTGAACCACTAGCGGCAAACGCTTAGGTATCGCAACGGTTTCAGCTTGGGCCATTATCTAAAGCTTCCTGAGTACATACTACTCCGCGAATCCAGGGCGAAGCGCGTAGGCGCATCTTCCACATCCCAGTCCTCGAGCGTCATGCGATAGGCTGAGGCGCGCTGGGCGCAACGGTCCATGATTGCCTGAGGCTGGCCTGTAGCAATCTCATCGGCTAAGCCCCAGCGCAGCGCAATGCGCCACTCAATTGGGAAGTTCATCGTCTCAGTAATGCTGATGAAGTTAGTAACCTGGTACTGGGTAAGCAGATGCGCGGTGCCCAAGGCGGCATTCGCGTCTGGAATCAGCCAAAAGAACACACTCAACTCCGACTGCTGCTTGTTAACAAAGTAGCTATTAATCTCGCCCGTCTGATTAACCTGACTGAGGCGAATATAGTCACTCCAGGCCATAACTACCAGGGGCCGACGGATGCCATTCTGATCCATATAGTAAGCATCAATCACCCTTGGCGGCTTAACCATCACGTTAGTCCCCGCCGGTCCGAAGGTATAAGTGCCTTGCCCTGCAATCAACGTCACCGCCATGTCTTGGTTAAGCCACAGCTTCAACCCTTGGGTCTGCCACAGATTAACCAAATCCGTAAGTCTGCGCATCCCCCCGGCGATCTGCTCACCGTTGAGGGAATCACCTTCCTGCAGCAAGCCTGCATCGAAGTACGCATCTTGGATGATAGATGCGGGAGTGTTATCAGCGGGAGCTGTCATATTAATTCCTTTATGCCACCACTTGCTTCAAAAGCAGTATCCAGCCAACAAACGCCGCACCACCTGCCACGGTGTAGAGGAAATCAGCAAGCTCTACAGTCCCGCCAAAGTAGTGGTCGTGAATCTCCTTGGCTGCACCGATGATGATTGGCGCTGCGATCATGGCTGGTAAGC